CTACAGTGACCACATTCACATCTACAGGCATAGACGATAACGCCACAAGTACACAGATTAATATTAGTGATACGGCGACTACTTTTGGGAGTGATGTTACAGTAGGTGGTAATGTACTCATAATTAATGAGGCCGCTACAAGTAATTCACAAATACACATGTATAACTCGAATGTTATCCGTCGTATTATAGTTAGCACTTTCGGCGTATGGCGTATAGAAAGATTTAATTCATCTGGCGAGTATCAAGCTAACGATTTTTCTTTGAGTGCAGCAGGAGATGCCACATTCGCGGGGTCGCTATCAAAAAGTTCAGGTTCGTTCAATATACCGCACCCACTACCTGAAAAAGCTGACACTCACAGACTTGTACATTCATTCGTGGAAAGTCCAAGAGCCGAAAACTTATACTCAGGAATGGCTACTCTAGTTGAGGGTACAGTGAGCGTTAATATTGACGAACATTCTGGAATGACAGAAGGTACATTTGAAGTATTAAACGCTTTACTTACACACTCAAGTAGTAACGAAAGCGGATATACTCCTGTTAAGTGTTCAATGTCAGGTAATACAATCACAATCACTTGCCAAGATGAAACAAGCACAGACACAGTGTATTGGGAAGTTCGTGGCGAGCGTAAAGATCAGCACATGCTCGATACTGAATGGACTGATGATGATGGTCATGTAATTGTTGAGCCTGAAATAGTAGTAGAAAGTTCAGATGATGTTTGACATTAAAAGAATTAAACTACCAAAGTTTATCGTCAAGACTGACCAGAAGGGTTGGTTCAAGGGCTACGGTCTACATCACGCCTCGCTGACAGTCCTATGTATATTGCTATTTAGCATGGTCGGTATGGGCGGCTTCGGTGCGGCATTTGCCGTGGGGTGGTACGCTAGTCGTGAGTACGGTAATGGGCCATATCCTCCTGCAGTATTTGAGGTATTTGACTTTGTGTCTCCATTAATGGTGGCCCTTATATATAATTTAGTTTTTTAAGTGAGTAAGGGTGTAGATATCATGGCGGATAAAGTGGCAACGACTGTTAGTTATGTAACTTCGGGCGGTTTAATGGTGTCTGGAATAGCGTTTAGCGAAGTCGTAGCGGTGATCGGTTTGACTTTAGCCGTCGCAACCTTTATAGTCAACTGGTTTTACAAGCAGAAACACCTTGAACTAGAAAGAATGCGAGATGAATAATGGGTCAACACGCATTATCGGACGAGCAGATAGTCGAAGCATTTGCTACTTTAGAAAAATTTAAAACTAAACAGGAAGCTGCCGACCACTTAGGTATATCAAGAGGCGCATTCGCTAATAGGATACGTGTGGGGACGTCAAGAGGTTACTCCCCCGATCATGATATGAGCCACATGTCCCCTGAAGGTTTCGCCGTAAAAGGCGTATCCACTCTATACGGTCCAGAAGGCGAACTTAAAGCCCAATGGGTCAAGTCCACTAGGGACAGTGAGCGACAGCAGGAAGCCATAGAAGCGGCAGTCGCATCATTTAAAGACGACATGCCCGTAGCGGCCCCTAAGACAGCCCCCACAGACAACATAGCTGACGTACTTACAGTCTACCCCGTAGGTGATCACCATTTCGGTATGCTTGCGTGGCATGAAGAGACAGGTGGCGAGGACTACGACATTAAGATAGCTGAAACACTACTCTGTTCCGCTATGGCCTACTTAGTAGAAGGTGCGCCTAAGAGTAAAGAGTGTGCGATCCTTATCTTAGGTGACTTCTTACACTATGACGGCCTGGAGCCAGTAACACCCGCCAGTAGGAACTTACTTGATGCAGATAGTAGGTTCCCGCAAGTAGTGCGAGCCGCCATGCGTTCTATACGTTATATGGTAGGTGAAGCCCTACATAAACACGACACCGTAAAGCTAATTTTAGAGATAGGGAACCACGATCCGTCTAGTACTATAATGCTTATGGAAATGTTCTTTATGCACTTCGAGAACGAGCCTAGAGTTATCGTTGACAGGTCACCCCGTAACTGCCACGTAATAGAGTTTGGTAAAAACTTGATTGCAACGCACCACGGTGATAAGATAAAGATGGATAAACTACCGCTAGTTCTTGCCGATGACTTCGATGAGGTATGGGGTAGGACTAAGCATAGAGTAGTACATACTGGGCATATACACCACGATCACATCAAAGAACACCCCGGTATGAGAACAGAAAGTCACGGCATTCTAGCCCCTAAAGACGCTTACGCGGCTAAGGGCGGATGGAGAGCTAAACAGTCAATGAAAGCTATATACTACCACCGCACTCATGGTGAAGTGGGTAGGAATATGGTCAAGCCAGAGATGCTGAAATGAAGTTAACAAAAAACCTATCCCGCTATGAGTTCGCATGTAAGTGCGGGTGCGGCTTTGATACTGTAGACTTTGAGTTAGTTAATGTAGTGCAGGCGGCCTGCGACTACTTCGATACTTCAGTGCGTGTAAACAGTGGCTGCCGTTGTGTAGCCCACAACTCTGCTATCGGGGGCCATGTCGGGTCTAAGCATCTTCTAGGTAAAGCCGCCGATGTAGTATTAAAGGACGTTGATCCTTCACTAGTGGCATCTTACTTCAAGCGTACCTACTTAGGTAAGTATGGTATTGGTACTTATAATAGCTTCACGCATATTGATGTGCAAAGTGCGCGTAAAAGATGGGAAGGGTAGTAGATATGGCATTCATAAGTGATATTATCAGCACAGTTGGCGGTCTAGCAGGCAAGTTCATTAAAGATAAGGACGCGGTGGAAGCGTTTAAACACGAGGTGGATATGTCCCTAACCAAACTTGACTTAGCACAGATGGAAGTTAACAAGGTAGAGGCCGCGCACCATAGTATATTTGTTGCGGGGTGGCGTCCATTCATTGGTTGGAATTGTGGTTTAGCTCTATCGCTAGACTTTCTCATACGCCCGATAGCGCAGTGGGGAATTTTAATGTCTGGGGAAGTAGTGACCCTGCCTTCTCTAGATACTGAACAACTATACCCAATACTTATGGGTCTACTTGGCTTAGGTACATTAAGAACTTACGAGAAATTTAAAGGCGTGGCCCGGAAGGTCTAACTTTCAGGAACATAGCGAGGATTTCTTAGCTTCTTTGCAGTAGCCTTGAGTTCCTCGCGATGCTCTTCTAACACCCATACTTTTACTTGTACTTGTCCGCGTCGTTCCGTTTGGCGTTCAGCGTAGCGTTTTTGGTGTAAGAATTTGGTCATTTTGTCATCCATAATTTTTATAATTCTAGAGATAGTACCACTAGCTCTCTAAAATATCAAGTGCTTCATTTATGCTCTCGCTTATGGCATCTATATCCCATGACGTAATGTCTCTCCTTATTAGTGCCTTATCTTCTACCTCTAGTGCCTGATTGATATACTTGTTCTCATTACCTTTTTTCGCAAGCGCACTTAGTTTTATCTTAGGCACTACCTTCTTACCGTCCATCCGTATAACGTCTTTGCTTCCCACTGTTGTCGTTAGATGGCTTACAATAGCGCGTATTTGATATTCAAATGACGGCATTTCGTGGAGTTTTAGTCGTACCGCATTCGCATGTATTATTTCTTTTATCTTGTAGGTGGCCACGAAGTCTCCCGGCGTTGTCTCAATGATTGTCTCTACTGCCACCTGTAATGGTGATTTAGATGAACTGATCATATCTTCTTTTGCCGCCGTAGATGGTGCAGGGGCTAGTAACGCTTCAATATCTACTTCACGGTCCTGTAGCCACCGCCAGACTGATCTTGCCCACTTAGGTTTACCGTGGACGTCTTTAACCTCTAGCCACTCATTAAGTTTAGTAAAATAGGATGGGGTAGCGGGTACTGTGGCGTTCCGCATGACGTAGAAGCGCCGATCATTACCCGCTACCGCCAAAGCATTGTCATGGTTCGAGAACATCAAGTAGCTTGAATGAACCATGCTAATGCGCTGCTGACCGTATTTAGGATTAATACGCTCACGCTTGGGACGAGGGTCTATATATTCTTTAAGGCTCTCATATACTTTGAAGTAGCCCTTCTCTGAGGTGTCTTTAGTTTCGTTCGTTACAATAAGGGGCTTCTCCATCCAATCGTTGAACTGCCCATCGCCTGTTAGTCTAGCGAAAGGCACGTTCTCTACGTTCTCTTCACCAATCATTTTTTCAATCATGTCAGCTAGTGTAGTACGTCCTGTGCCTTGTTGCTTGGCGATCATTAGGATAGCCGCGCCACGGAAGCCTAAGTTCTGACATTTAGCCGTCAACCAGTTGATAAAATACTCGCGCTCTTCGTTGTTAGGTAACAGGTATGTTAAGAACTTATTGAATATATCAATGTCCTTCTTATCGTAGTCGCCTTCACCCCACTCTGGCTGAGAGAACATATTTATAAGTAAGTCATCGCCTTCGCCCTGTACAATCTTAGAGGTGTCAGTAGGGTTGAACGTCTGTCCTGCTACAATGACGCGGCCGGGTGATGTTAGCCATAGGGCTGTCTCTGGTACGCTCTTCAACTTACCTTCAGCAGTATGAACTTGTACTTTATGGGGGAACGTATTCTTGAACGCCTGCATACTCACTTGTCGGGGCTGGCCTTTACGTTGTATCTGCCACACACTATCGTTTGCGCTGTCATACGCCCAATCAGCCACTAGTCTAGCCGCAGGATCAAATGCAGGAGCTTCAGGACCGCCATTTACGGCTACATATTCCAATAAGTCCGAGATTTGTCTGCTCTTACAGTGACCGTGGAAGCAGTTGAAACCTCTGCGCTCTTCGTGACCTTGTCCTCTGCCTAATGGACTGTACCCCGCATCGTCCGCGCCATCAGTGTGATCGTTATGCCACGGGCATTGTATCTTCACCCACTCATCAGTCTCAGACATCACCATTTCTTTTTCATATAGCCATTCCAATATAGGGTCCACAATGCCACCTAGTGCTGCGGCGTGTGCTTTAATTGGAGACCAAGGAGATGTGCCTACGCTTCTTGAGGCCCTACGTTTGATCATACCTGCGGTATCTTTAACTACTTCATCCCACCGAATGTCTATGTCCATTACGCGCAGTAGGTTCTCAGGTGTCCATAAAGGCCCATCTGATTTAGTCAGGTTCACCCTGAAGTTTTTCTTCGCGCCCATCTTACCGTTGATGCCGCCCGGTAGACGCACTAGTTTAGTCGGCATCATACCCCCTGCGTCACTGTAGCCACTTTCATATACTAACTGGATCAGGGCTTCGGCATGTTCAAGAACGTCAATAGGTGTCTCTAATACATATCCGTATTGGTAGTTGCCTTCACTACTCTCGATAATATAGGTGGGTTCTAATTCTTTAGGCAGAGTGTCCATAGGAACCTTAGTTCCAATATCATCCAGCACCACTACATGCAGGCGTTTGAATAGGCTCTTACGGTTAAATAAGTTCCCCTTTACGTCACGCTTACACGTTGATGTACCGTAGTATAGAGCCTGAGGGCGCTTCATACGCTTTAGGCCTTTGAACAGCTTGCCTTCTTCTCTAGGGAAGCCCGGTGCGCCTGTGGCTGTCGCCCACACTAATGTCTCTGCGTCGTCACCTTCTGGCGTCTCCCATGAGAACACAAGGTCCATGAATTTCTGAAGTTCTTTGACGTCATAATCTACAGGTACGTCTACCTCTAATTTGATTACATTTGGATCATCCACTCTGTTGTCCTGCGGTGGGGTGATTTCTTTTTCTGTTGGGTTAGTTTTTGTCATGCTTATTTCCCGTATCTGGTCATTAGAGTTGGTTCTGCATCCAAGGGCATTCCTATTGCCCAAGACGGAACGGTATTCATTAGTTCTTCAAGTAAGTTCTTACTTTCCTCTGCGCGTCCTGTGGGGACTTCCATAATCACTTCGTCATGTACGTGCGCTATAACGTCAGGGCAGTCTACCAAAACATTACGTAAAAGTCTAGCGCAAAAGGCCTGCGTTATGTTCTCCGCTAGTAGCCCACGCCATAAACCGATACGCGGCCATTCCTTTTCACCCTTTGCAGGTGTCCAGTTTGCTTTCATTGCTGTCAGGGTTAGCTTCGGTCCATACGGACCTTCTAATACTTCTAGCTTGGCCTTTGGGTACTGGATAATCAAGTCGCCCGGAAGGATGCACAATAGAGTACCCCCCATGAGCGCATCAATATAGATGTACTTGGCATGTCCCGCTTCAAACTCTGTTCCGGGGGCTTTCATGGCGGCAAAAGCGGCAGTCTGTAGGGCATCCCAAAAGTTTACCGCCCATCTGTTCTTATAGCGCCACGCCTCGACAATTTTTTCTACTTCGTGATCTGGTAACACTACGCCGTAGTTCTTAGCCATGCTACCGAATGCACCCGCACCACCGCCGAAGCCTAGAGACAATTCAGAAACCTTACCGATCTGGCGGTCCTCTTTACTGTCTGTCATACCCATTGCAAGTGCGGCTTCTATATAGACGTCCTTACCTGCTCTGAATATGTCGAGTTTCTTTTCTGCGCCTCTGCTATTTGCTAACCAAGGTAAAGCTCTTGCTTCTACACTTGACCAATCACCCACCACGAATATATTACCTTCTGCGGGTACAAGTGCCGGACGTAAGAGTTTAGACAGTGTAGCCATTACAGGCAAGTCACCTTCATCATCTTCTAAGATGTAGCCCTCACGCATTTGTTCTTTAAGGTCTTCCGTCTGTTCAGGTGAAAAGCAATCACGTATGAAATTATGTAATTGAAGCCCCCTTGCCGCAAAGCGAAGCGTCTGTGGCGCACCAGCGTAAACAAATGCGCCTCTAACCCTGCTGTCCTCATCGTCAGCGCGTAGTAGCATGTTCTTGAACTTAGATACTGAGCTTTTACTGCCTGACTGTACTAATTCGATCACCTCTACTACATCATCAGGCAAAACTATGGCGCCGACGGATTGTTTTGCGAGTAGCCGGTCCCTGATACTTGCGTCCATTGTGTATTTCACTACGCCATTAACATGCTTAGTCATTATCTCTTGGGCTATAGGACATACTCTGTCCATAACCCATCCACGCACTCTTTGATGTTGGGTATGCTTAGTGGCTACGCCGTTAGTTAAGGAAGTTAAGTGACCACTTATCTCCCTTTGCTCTGCGTCCGCATACTTTGTGGCATTTAATGCAAGTTCTGTGTCTATCTTTACGCCGCGTTCATTGATGCGTTCATTGACTAACCAATCGTTATGTTCTTGCGCTGTCATAGGACGTAGTGCGTTCGCCGCCGATTTGGTAGCTCTAACATCATCAAGACAATATGCGCCCATATCGAGTAGGGCTATTGGGTCTTCATTAAATTCGCCTGTCTCTTTAGAGGGTATAGATAATAATTTAATTAAGGCTGCCCCCTTGAAATCTTTTTTATGTTCGCTGTCTAGTGCCTGCGTCAGCTTATCTAGTGAGGCAGGCATTGCGTTCACTCTGGCTTGTGCGCTTGTGCAGAACCACTTATCAAACGGTACTTCAGGGAAGTCGTGATCTATAACGGCTATGTTATATACATCACGATCAAATGCGGCATTGTGCGCCATAACTAAATCGGCGTCTTCTAATGCCATACGCATATCTCTTGGGAGTGTCTTGCTAATGTGAGGATACCATAGCCATTCTTTATCTTTGGACGGGTCTTTATATACCATCGCCATACACAGTATCTCTGTTGAACTGTCTAGGGCGTAGTTGCTCGTACCGCGCTCTAATAGATTGCATTTTGATCTTGTTTCAAAGTCAAGGATAATATCGTTGGTCATTTTAACTTCTCCAATACTAGGAAATAGCTATGATGTATTCTGGCGTGTTTTTGTCGTCTTGGTTTCTCTCCGGCCTTTTGCGGCATAGGCATACGGTGAGGCTTTGCAAGTATAAACATATCTTTCAACCGGAACATTCCCGCGCACCAATTAACAATATTTATATGCGTACTGTGCATTTTGTGATTATGTATAATGTCTTGGCATTTAAATATAAATATACCCTTCTTACCTAGCACTCTATAAACTTCTTTGATGGTCGCTTTATAGTGTGCTTCAAGTTCATCGTATCCCCAATACCCCCCGAAACGCTTTGCCATGATTGAATTATGTTCACGCGCCGCTTTTATATACGTAAGGAAAGGCGGATCAAATACTACGCTGTTAAATTCACCGTCATTCACCGGTAACTTATCACTAGACGCTTCAGTTATTCCGTCGGCTTGTGGGTCTATATCCCCTTTCCATCTAGGCACCTGAATTTCTTTATAGAACGAGCCATTACCATACGAAATGTCAGCGTCAAAACTATCTAAACCATTTAAAGTCAGAATGTTTTTTAATATTTCGTGTTGATTGTCGGAATAAGATTTTATATTGGTCATGCTGTTTCCGTTTCTGTTTGCTTTTTCTGTTTGGAGGCGGCGGCGAGTAATCGGAGAATAAAACTCGCCGCCTGTCGTTTACGCTACCCTACGGCGGCGACGTTTAGGTGCTTCTTCTTCTTCGATTGCTTCGGGTTCAGCTTCTTCTGATACTGCTGTATCTTCTAAACCCTGCCACCCTACAATATCAAAGATAGGGAATGTTACCTGCCCATACTTCTTAATACTATGAGCATAGCTACCACGATCAAGTAGGACGATTGGAACAATGTCCGCGCTTCCTGCTTTGGCTTTAGCAATGATTTCGTTATAAATTCTAGCGAACTCTTTACTAGCGCCCATAGTGGATGCTATATACATTACTTGAGTGCCTTCATCTTCACCTGATACGCAGGATAACATAAAGCCGCATTGCTCTTGCCATCCGTCACTAGGTTCTGTGATAGCTGGTAGGTCGGCGCGTCGCACAAGTCCTGACGTAACGGGTTGTAAAACGTCACCGAGAACTTTACTATCTGGCGACCAGTTAATAAAACCTTTAGCCATTGACGCGGGGTTGATTGCCCATTTAGCGCCTTCCTCTGTTTCGATATTATCTTGGCCGAATGTCCACCCTGTTGAGGCTTTTAGTTGTAGGTAGTCAACTCCGCCACCCCCCAATGAAGGTGGGGCAATTTGAGTTTCAACTGCCATTAGGCTGCCGATAAGGTCGCTTGTAGTTGTTGGGAGATTACTCATGATATATTTCTTTCTG